AAGAGTCCGTAACGCATCATCGAGTGTTTCAACCAGAGGTTCTCCACCCAAATTAAAGGAAGTATTAAAGATGATAGGGCAACCAGTCTGTTTAAAGAATTCTTGGATGATGTCATAGTAATGTTTGTTTTGTTCCTCAGTTACTGTTTGTATTCTACATGTATTATCTACATGAATGATGGCAGGTATCTTCTCTTCTACACCTGGTTGACAGTTGACAGCATACATCATGAATGGAGTTTCATCCATACCACGAAGATCAAACCACTCATGTACATGTTCCTTCAGAATAGTACCTGCAAATGGTCTAAAATACTCACGATTTTTAACACTATTAACATGATCCTTTCCTTTAGGATCAGTTGGATCATAAAGAATAGATCTATTACCAAGAGCACGAGGACCAGACTCAGATCTACCTTGGAACAATGCAACTATATTCTTATCAGTGATAAGTTTAACTACCTCTTCATTGGTAGCATCACTAACCTCACCATAGTAATTATCAACAGTACTTTTTATATAATCATCATTAAATTCATACTTAGGTCCAAGATATAAACTAGTATGATCTCTCACTGTGCGATCACCATTAATTTTATGATGATGATATAATGCTGCACCTAAAGCAGTACCAGCATCATTACTAATTGGTTCAACATATAAATTAATACCTTCATCTCTAAATTGATCAAGATACTCATAATTAGCAACACAATTCAATCCATAACCACCAGACAATACTACATTATTCTGTCCTGTAGCATCAATAGCACTACGAATTAAATTAACTACTCTTTCTTGAGACTGTTTCTGAATAGCATATGCCATATCTCTACGGTTCTGCAATCTACTTAGATCTTCTTTATCAATATCTGGTGGAGTTCTTAACTCCATTATAGACTCTTTTACAAAAGCAGCATTAGGATATGTTGTCACAAATAAATTCAAATTAGCAGGATGATAATCACAATCATCTTGCACATTAAAGAGAGGTGGAATTTTATCGTTTGGTTTACCATATGGGAATAGACCCATAGTTTTACCTGCTTCAATAGCTTTAAACCCACAGTACTGGGTCACCGCCTCATAACACTTAACAATACCTGGAGTATTATCCATTGTTAAAAAACAAGTTCCATTGTCATCAGGATCCCACAAATTATTATCATGAGATTTATCCATGTGAACTGGACAAGGACCATTACTTCCTAAGTGTCTATAAATTGCTGATATATCTGCTGGATAATTACATCCAAATATACTTTCAACTTCATAAAACCAAATTTGTTTACCTTGCTGATTGACAGGTAACCAAAAAAATGTTCCTGCTCCATCAACAATAACACTAACTGCATCTTCAAACCCAGATCTGTAGAAAGCAGCAGCAGCATGTAATTTATGGTGTATCATACCATAATCAATTACCTGTGGATGTTCATAAGATCGATGATACTCTTTACAATCAGCAAACCCATCAATCAACCTTAACTTTCTTGCCATAGCAGTGTAAGGATCTTCAGAACAATACTCTAAAGTTCCTACAGAATCTCTCATCCATTGTGTATGAGCAACCACTAAGTAATCAAGTTTATTAGTATAATTTTTTATGAGTTGCATCACCGCTAAAGGTGCTCCATCATACTTCTCACGAGATAATCTTTCTTCTTCAAGATTAATTACTACTTCACCATCTTTTAAGAGACACAATCCAGCATTATGCCCACGAGTAATACCTGCAATCCATTGAGTCATGATTTAAATCCTTTGTTGTTTTTATGTGCTGGATTATCACAGCATTGAGAAGGTTGTTGAGTTTCAGGAACTCCATTACCTTTATATTCTTTAGGTTTACCTAACCTCTTTCGACATGAAGTAATGACTTTCTTGATATCTTCTTCAGTCATTTCCATACATTCGTCATCCATCATATCCTGATAATCTTCCCCTGTCAACCGAAGAGGTTGATATATTCTCTTGCCCTCACCTATATCAATGATATCAAAATCTTTATCATCTGGATAAGATATATTAATAGGAAATGTAGAACCAATAACAGCAGTTACTGTAGTACCAACTGACTTAGCAATATGTTGACCAACACTATCACATCCTAAGAAATGATCTGCACATTCAATTAATCCTGCCCACACTCTAATATCTGCTTGTGGCCATGCAATAGGTTTCAAATCTTTTGATCCTGGTTTATCAACAGGAAATTGAAACTCACTCATAATCAAAACACCATAATCTTTTCTAAGATTTTCAATAATATCTACAATATAACTCTGATGAAAACTTCTTGAACTCTGATCAATAATATAATCACCTTGTACAACTGCTCCTCTACCAAATGGTTGGATAACAATAACCTTATCTTTACCTGTCTTTGCTTTAACTTCTTCTATGGTATTAAGAGCAGTGATTGCTTCAGTCTTAACTAGTTTAATCTTAGGAGTAGGAAGATCTCTAGGTTCATCTAATCCATTAATCTCCATGTCATATGCTTGAGCAATACTACATTTCTGATTGTAGTAATGCCACATTCTATATGGTTCAGGAGTTATAGAATCTCTTTCCTTTATCTTCTCTTCAAATAAATTCTTGTGCCAACTATCATATGCATACTTATGCAAAACAGGATGACCTTTAAAAAAGTTCATCCCTCCTTCTGCTACAATGATAAAATCATCATGTGTCTCTGCATACTTTTCAAGTGCTGGTATAGATGCTATGACTCGACCTGCACCACCATTAATGTAAAATGCTTTTGCTCTCATAATAATTTCATTAGTGTCTTATTTAGTTACAGAAAAAGAACCTGATTTATTCTATCGTAGTCGGTAAACATACCATAATCAATGTTCTGACCATGCAACACATCAGCTTGATATAATATGCATCTATTATACACCATTTCAAACTCATGTTCAACCTTCCATCTACCACCAGGTTCCATTGACTTCTTAATATCTTTATAATCTACATTATATGATACTCTACCATTTTCATCTGTAATAATACCATAAGTATTTTGTGGAGGAATATCTAAAGTCATTACATCATCAAGACTATACAAATTAGTACCACCTTGACATTCTTCTGGTGTATTTAAATATATTACAACACCAAACTGAGTGGTAGGAAAATTTGCTTCATCCCTTCTATACTGTGCAATCAAATCCTCCTCATCAATACGACAACCTGCTTCATGTTGTACTACATTTTTCCATTTCCAATAAGCAAGTTTCTCTTCACCAAAATAACTATCCTGATGCGGAAGAATACCAACTGGTTTTTTTAAAATAGTTTCATCATTAAGATAATTACAAATAAACTCAGATAACATCCAAGAATTATCAAATGATTTTTGATTTAATGTCTTACCCCATATCTTAACATCGGAACACAACTGTTGAAACAAAGGTTTCAAATTCTCTATCAGTCCTTCAACTGGAACTGCTGCTCTAGGACCAGGAAGATCACTATTATCAGCACTAGCAACCTCTTTTGATTTTAAACACAATTCTCTAACAGAATCTGGATCCTTATAAAAGTTATCCATAATCATAGCAGATTTCTTTTGTGGTCCAATATCAGTTGCTACTAATATATCACCATCATTAATTTCAAACATCTTATAAGAAAAGTACTTGTGCTATTCGATCATGATCTGTAAACATACCTACATCATGCCATATACCATGAAGATTATCAGCTTCATATATTATACACCTATTCCATTTCATTTCAAAAGGTACTTCAGTTTTCCAACTAGAATTTGGAGCATCTAGAGTCCAGTAATCTCTTTCCCACCTTTTCTGAGCGAGTTCATTAACTTGATTGGTGTCATCATCCATACCTAATATACACATATTAACAATACCTTCATTAGCATATATCCTAGTACCACCTTGACATTCTTCTGGTGTATTTAAATATATTACAACACCAAACTGAACATCAAAAGAATCTATGTGAGGTATTCCCCCACCAGGATCTCTATTGTTTTCTCTCATTACATTACATATAAATGCAGCTCTATCCCAACTAGTCTCCCATGATCCTGGTTTCATCTTTTTTGGAGACCTCCACAAATCTCTATGATTTCTTATACCATCAAAGAATGGTTTTAAATTCTGTCTTATTCTTTTATCTTCTTCCCAAACCCTATGACCTGGTAAACCTGACATTAATTGAGGATCACTCTGTTTACTATGTTTCTCAGAAGCAATAGCATACTTACGCACCTCTTCAGGATTCTGATAAAAGTCATCAACTATTAAAGCAGACCTATCTTCTGGTCCAATCCCTGTTACCACTGTGATATCATGCTCTTTATTTAATTCAAACATCTTACATAAAAAGTACTTGTGCTATTCGATCATGATCAAGGAACATAGTTGCATCACTATACTGACTATGCATTACATCTGATTCATATAATATACATCTATTATACACCATTTCAAATGTCAATTCAACTTTCCAAAGCGAATCCTCAATACCATCATTAACATAATCTCTAACCCATTTATTATATGTAACTCTATCTATATTCTTTTCTTTACCTTTAAGTAAACTATTAAAGACACCATCTAAATATTCTCTCTTTTCTTGAGCACTATAAAAAGGAGGAGCAGTAAATGATTGTATACCGTCATAAGAATATATCCTAGTACCACCTTGACATTCTTCTGGTGTATTTAAATACACCACACATCCAAAATGAGTATCAATACTATCTTGATGAGGAACAATACCACCTTCGGGATTGGTCTTGCAGTCAGTAATATCTCTAGTTACATTACATATAAATGCAGATTTATCCCAATTCATATCCCACCATTCTTTATTAAAAGGTCGTACCCAAATATTGTCTTGAGATAAACCATAGAAAAAAGGTTCAATATTTTTTCGCATACTATCATCATTAACAAGTACCCTAGTACCTGGAAGTCCTGCAACTAAAGATGAATTATCTTTATAAGTATGCTTAGGAGAATCCAAAGCAAGTTGTCTTACTTCATCAGGATTCTGATAAAAATTATCAATTATCAATGCGTTTCTATTTTCTGGTCCAATATCTGATACTAATGTAATATCAGGGTCTTTATTAAGTTCAAACATTTTATAAAATCCTGTAGGTCAAAAAAAATTCGGGAAAAATTTTCCCGAATTCTGGTAAATGAAAAGTGAATTTTGTTTTGGGTACTAATATTTATTAGGATCAGGTGCAGCCATGTGACCATCAGCTGCAATTTGAACACTGTCAGGGACTGCTTCATCCGCAGCTGCCATTGGACCATAAGATGTATTTGCTGCGTCAGGTTCTTTAGGCCATACAATTAAACATGTAACAGTACCAACTCCTACCCAGTCTTGTGGTATGTCTCTTAGTTTCTGACGATAATCTTCCCAAGGTTTTTTAAGTGCAGCAGGAATATCTGGTGCTGAAAGTCTACTATCACATGAGATCAACATAGCATCTCTAGTTGCTCTTACTTTATCCCAACCAAAACTAGGTTCTTCTCCAGGTTCTGTTTGGTTTACATTGTCATTAGAAAACCTTGGTGTAGACCATTCATTAGTTGCAGTATCATAATAAAAACTACTTAAATCAAATACTTCTGTAAAATGATTTGGATCTGCAATTTCTGGGTTAGGATCTGCAGCAGGTCCACATTGTACTTCAATGTGTTCTGGACCATATGCACAACCCCAAAGATCTAATGCATGTAATGGATACTTTTGTGGATCTAACTCAACGGCAACACACCCAAATTCTGTTGGACATTCTGCTTCTTTTGAATCAACAGGTACAACTCTAACACAGCTTGTACCTCGTGCTGCTTGGTCAGCATACCACCAAGTTAATAACTTAGCGGGACCATTGTAGGTACTGACACCAGCTTTGGTTGTAGATTGTGTATGACCCATCCATTCCGTTGGACATGGGTGAATAACAGTTTTGTAAATTTTTGATACAGCCATTGGTTTAATGTAATACCTTTTTTAAAATTAATACTATTGCCAGTAAGAAATAACAACAAGTCCACCTTGTCCCCATCCACTGAAGCAGCAACCACCATCGTTAAATGGTGAGTGTCCACCTCCTCCTGGGAATATGGAGTGACCACTACAGCAAGCTTGCTGTGAACCGTGTGAGCATCTATCAACAGTATGTTGAGAGCTAGAAGCCCAAGGAGATACAGAAGGTCCAGCAATAGACCATACAGTACCGTGACAGTAATGGTTTTGCTGTCTATGACCAGAAGCACCTTGAGCACCCCAGTCTGCACCATTCCAACAAGCACAACGAAGTAAACAAGTATCGCACTGCTGAATGTGTGAACAAGAATAGCAACCTAGGTTGGCGCACATATGGAACCCATAAGTACCACCTTCAGCACAAAAACCAGATAGGTTGGAACCACCTGTTACATATGATCTACATCCTCTAACACCGCAACACCAGCAGTTTGTACAGTTGGTGCAACATGAACACCTAGTACTACCACCAGCACAAACAGTATATTGAGTAGAAGCAGCAGTAAAGTCTCCTTTATAGGAGTGCATTGTCTTGACTGCGTAAGCACCTGATCCACCACTAGGACCATTAGCACAGCAATGACCAGGAGATCCTGAACCACCTCCTCCTGTTAGTTCAAACCTAACAGTAGTAGTTAGTGCAGGAACCGTCCATGCTAAACAACAACCCCCATTATTTGCATCATAGTGGCAGCAGTTATAGACAAAGCATTGATGAGCAACACCCGTAGATACACCCGTCACCTGCCCTGGACCAACGGTATTATTTAAAATAGCGTCCGTTCCATTTATCTTTTTATAGGTTTGATAATTAGCCATTGCTTTCGCAGTTCCGTATTAGTATTTAGCAAAGAGTATAACAAAAAGGGAGTGTGTTACTCCCTTTATCAAATATTAGATGGTAATGATTCTCCATCCTTCTGTTCCATCATAAAATACCATCTCAAATGCAGCACCTTCAGTAGATACTGTTAGGTCAGAAGCGTCACCCATGATTGGGTTACCGTTCTGAGCAATCGTTAAGTTGTTAGAATCAAATGTCTTCTTAACATCAAAGATTCTAATACTATTACCCTTAATTGGTGTAGTAGGTAGAGTAACTGTAATTGGTCCACCAGATGTGTCAACATATGCCTGTTGGTTATTAGTCAATGTAGTATTAGAACTAACATCAACTCCTTGGAATGTACCTACTGGTAACCAGTTAGTACCATTATAGAATTCAAATGCATTAGCATCAGTGTCGTAACGAAGACCACCTGAGTAGAGATTACCGCCTGATGGTCTTCCAGATTGAGGACCACGAGGAGGAACCAAGATACCAGATGTATTATCCATTCTTGCTCGTGTTAAGAATCCACGAACTGCTTTCTCAGTTGGACATGCGTTGTTAGCATCTCCACCCATTGTTTCATCAGAGGAGAACTCACTAATAGATTCACCAATCTGACCACCAATAGCACCCAGTTTCAATTCTGTCAAACCAGAAAGGTTGAATGCGGAAGCGTCCAAGGTAGCAGCACCAGTTAACTGGTTAACAGAGAAGTATT